GCAAGATAAAGTGCAATTTGATTCGCGTTTGTCTGTTATTCCTGAGTACAATAAATATAGGGATCGTGTGGAACAGGTGTATCAAGATCAACTTAATAAGGGTGCATACGTTTCTAGGAACATGATCCTGTCTTATTTAGTTGGAGAAGCAGATAGAGAAATTAGGGAAAAATCTTCCAAAGTAGTTAGCAAGGCAAAGAGAGATGCTTCCGAGAATCTGCAACGTCAACAAACTAGGCCATCGTCTGTTAGAAGTGGCGTTTCTTCTTCTGGCGGTGAAGGTAAGAAGAGCGCGAGCGATGTTCTAAAGGAACGGTTGGAATCAGGGGCTTATAACCAGTAAGTCTCGTAACATGGACAACGTAAATGGCAGTCACTACAGCAGTCTCTCTAGCCGCAGATGTCTCGCGATTTTTAGCTGAAGATTTATTGGAACTTACCCATTCCGATTTGGTCTTTGACGATTTTGCAGAAAAACTAACATTGCCGCCCGGTAGCGGTACAACTTATACTATGACACGGTACGCTAGATTGCCAGTGTCTTATGCGCCTACCGCCGAAGGCGTTCCTCCCGTAGCAACCCCACTACAAATTTCTCAATCGACGGTTGCTTTGCAACAGTGGACCGCTCTCGTTACCATTACGGATGTGTCTACTAGGATCATTAAACATCACGTATTCGAGATCGCTAAAGATCGTCTCCGTATGTCCGCTTCGGAACTTCTCGATAGGAATGCGGCGGTTACTTTATTCGGGTTTACGCAGGTTAATTATGTCAATGCGAAGGGCGGCAGGGGCAATATAGCTGCTACCGATGTAATGAACCCGCAAGAACTTCAGCGCGCATCGTCTATGCTACAGACTTTAGGCGCTCCTATGTTTAGAGGACCTAAAGGTCCACTCGTTAAAAAGAGTGCTAAAGAGGGTCAGCCCGATGCTCTTAGCGAGCCTAGAACGCTTCCTCATTGGATCGCTATTCTGCATCCGTTCATGATGGAGGATTTGCGCAACAATCCGCAAATTCAATTGGATTCGTTCTATTCAGGTAATCATCGGCTTTATAATATGGAAGTCGGCCAGTGGTCAGGCATTAGATTTTGCGCTTCTAACATGGTTCCGTTCTTTGTCGGAACGCCAATTGCTACAGGTATTGGTGCGATTACCGGTGGGTCTTTAGCGGCTGGCAACTATCAGATCATCGTCACTGGTTCCGATAACATCTTTCAGTACGAGACTCTTATATCTCAACAATCTGCTTCTATTAATGTTGCGTCTGGCGTCGCTGGGTCTATCTCCGTTACCGTTCCTTCTACTCCCGGTTACACTTATTCGGTTTATATAAGCGCGGTAGGTTCTGCGGTAGTTCAGAATCTTGCGGCGTCCGTGTCCGGTCCTACTCAAGGGCCGTTGCAAGGCATGGCGACCCAGATCGCGCCCGGTGCGACCATCGTGCTGACCGGGATCGGCGCCGCCAAGGTGCCTCCCGCCGCGCCTGCGAACGGCGTGACTGTCTATCCCATGTTTTTGTTTGGCGAACACGCTTTTGCGAGAGTGACGTTGGACGAGATAGAGGTGAATTATCTCGATTCGGCAGAGAAGACCGATCCTGCTAATCAGTTGCGAATGGCATCGTATAAGTTCTACAATGGTTATTTCCTAAAGAATAATGCGTTTGCTATTCGTATCGAGGGTTCTTCGGCTGGCTCGTTAACGTTCAACTAATAGGTGCAGTGTGCCGCTAGGAACTTTGGGGACTACAACGAATGTAATTCTCCCCGCTATTCGTTGGAACGCGGCAGGGCAGTCCATATTTCCCGCCGATTGGGCCGCGTTGAATGCGTTGGTAAAGAGTTCTCTAAGCGGTGTCGATAGTACGACTATTCAGCTAGGTACGGCCATCGGCGTAGGTCTTCTGTTCGTTCCTGGCCGAGGTCAACTAAGACTGTATGAGGGAGATTATATAGCAGTAGACCCTAATACGGGAGAAGTGATGGTTATAGGTGCTGCAACCGCCGCCGCTGCGTCTTGGCACGCAGTCGCTAACACATAGGGTAGTACGATGAAGAAGCCCAAGGGGAAGAAAGCTGTAAAAGTAGAAATAGCGAAGAGAGTGGGAAAAGGCGATAAGGAAAAAGAAAATCCATTGATGAAACATATGGGTGTTAAAAAGGCGATGAAGGGTGGCTACTAAAGAACATATCCTTTCTAAAGAAGATTGGATGCGCATCAGAGAAGATGCGGCTAAACAAGTTAACGACGAACGTAAGAAGGAGTCTATGGCTCTTGCTCTTCGCGAAGCTGTCGATGACGAAAGAGCTAAGTATGACGAGAAACTAGAGCAAATTGAAATCACAATAGATATACCTGCATATTCTAAATACATTTTGATCAATCGAAAATATTATTATCATGGAGAAACATATACTATATCTAGGTGCCTTGCCGATTCCATTCGAGATCAAATGGCTCAGTGTTGGAGCATAGAGAAATTAGCGGGTAATCCTAACCTTAAAGACTATAAAGCGGTGAATATGGGAAGCGTTTCGGCTCATAGCGGTACTGCTTCTCCTCCCGGTAAATTGGTGAGAGTATGACGGTATTTTCCAAAGAAGAAGCTATGGAGGCTGCAAAAGAAAATAAAACATATTATAATGATTTACGTAAACAAGATGATCGTATTGCGATAGCCGTTGGGGTGACATATAAATTCGACGAGAAGGGAAGTGCAGTCAGTTGGCAAACTACTATGCCGCAAGAAGCTACAGACAGGGCAATATCGCAAGTAGTTGATAAAATTCATAAGGCAGTTGGCAGACAAATAGGTTGGATCAGGATTCATACTATCGATAATCATTTACAAACATTATTGACACAACGCGCGCAGTTAGAGTATGATATGAAGTCTATAGAGGATAAAAATCCAGATATGGATAGAATTAGCAGAGATGCTAAAATTGCGTATAACACAAATAGAGAAAATTTGATAAGACATGATATATTGATTAACAGTTTAAAAAGGGAAAAAGGCGAGTTGTTAATAGCGTTCGGTGTAAAGGAATGATTAGTGCCGTTAAGTGCTGCTCAAATTGTACTGAGAGCTTGTCAGATAGCAAACGTTCCTGGCATGGTTGTTCAGGCCGGCCAGTATCTTAACGATATCCTTACCGAGCTTAATCAAGAATACGATTTGAATATTGCGTTGCATACAGCTATAGTTACTATTAATGGCGCTACTGCTACAGGTCCTTATCCGTTACCCACCGATTATCTCAGGGCTTCGTCGAGAGACATAACTTATACCATTAATGGCGTTCCATATATTCTTACGCAGATAAGTTTGGCTCAATTCGATAGTTTAATAAATACCGTCGCCGATGCCGGTTATCCTTATAATTATGCTACCGACGTTTCTACTAAACCTGCAAGCTTATTTGTATATCCTCCCCCTGTATTAACGATACCCGTCCAATTTAGATATTGGGGGAATTTGCCGGATATACCGACACCCGAGACTTCGCCAATCGTTCCTTGGTTCCCAAGCCAGAATTATTTAAAAGTCAGGCTTGCCGGGGAATTGATGCGGGATGCCGGAGATCCTCGCGCTAACATTTATCTTGGCGACGGTCCTTCTGGAGCGGTAGGGATATTGAGACGGTGGTTAAATTTGCAAGGTGATAAAGAAGATATTATAGAACATGTTCAATTAGACGCGAGATTTTTCGGAGCCAGTAGAGCATACTATCCGCCCAGTAAGGCCACCGGAGGGATTTAGGTCTATGCTCGAAAGGAAATTTATATGCCACCTAATAAATTGAATGATACAATCTCTGTGGATGAGGTTAGAAGATTGTTTAGTTACGATCCTGCGGAAGGAGTGCTTAGACATAAGTGCGAATATAGTAGGGATACTGGTCAACGGGGCCGTCCTCGTAAAATTGGTTCTCTGGCTGGTTATTACGATAAATCTACAGGGTATCGTAAAGTGGAAATTAACGATCATAGTTATGCAGTTCATAGGTTGATACATTTATATGTTACAGGCGAGTGGCCCGAATACGAGATAGATCATATAGATATGAATCGAGAAAATAATAAGTGGGAGAATCTTAGGCCCGCTACTTCGTATGAGAATCAAAGAAATAGAACGGTTTATGTTAATAGTAGGTCTCAATTGAAATCTCAATTGAAAGGAATATATTACAGTCAGGATAATGGCAAGTGGGGAGCAAAGATAAGAGTTAACGGTAAGGTTATATATTTAGGTCAATTCGACACTGGCGGAGAGGCATACGAAGTTTACAAGAGTGCTATTGCAAGACTGCATGGCGAGTTTGCGAGGCATCAATAATGCCTCAACCGCAGCCGCAATCGGCTCCTAGTCTTCCAAGAGTTCCTTATACTTTTGTAGCTAAGACCGTATCGGATTCGGATTCCGATAACGAACGTACGGGAGCTATGTATGCGCTTACTAATTTAGTGCCTAATCAAGGTACTAAAGATCAGTGGGTCCCTCGGCCAGCGGCCATTGCTTTTCCTGGTACGGTTGCACAGTTCTCTCCAGGTTTTGTGTCTGCTCAGATCGTTGTTGGCAATGTTATTTATGGTATGGTGTCTAGTGCTTTGAATCCTGGATACGACCAACCATTTGCCTATAATATTTTAACTGATTCGTATATAGCTATCTCAGGTATTTTATCTACTAATGTTCCTATCAGTCCACCTACTACAGGCGATTGGACGCCGCCTACTATGGATATAGTAGGTAATAAAGTTCTTGTGACGCATCCTGGATTTAGCGGCGTCGGCCAGAATTTTTTCGGTATGATAACGATTACGGACCCTACGACTTTAAGTTGGTCATGTCTTAATACGACTACTATAGTTCTTCCCGCAGTTCCTGTTTATGTAAAGAACTTTTTTAATAGAGCGTATTTTGTTTGCAACCTTTCGACGGGCGCCACTACGTATGCAAGCGATCAATTGTTAGGCGCTGTATCCGGTCAAGTTACGATGACTAATCCATATATATTAACTTATGGAGATAGCAGTAAGATTATGGCTCTAGGTGTATTAGGTCAGCATAATGTTATTGGCGGTATAACTCAAACGCTATTGATATTCAAACAGAACAATGTATATTCTGTAACCGGAGATTTTAGTGCTGCTACTCCATTCGTTGGTTCCGTTTCGTTAAATTCTCTTAACATAGCTACAGGATGTATTGCGCCTTTAGGTATTTCTCCTATAGCAAGAGGACTTATATTTGTATCTCCAGACGGAGTTAGGATAATAGATTGGGATGTTAAAGTTAGTCCTCCTATTGGTTTAGCTGGTACTGGAGTGAATAACCCATTTAAGAATGCTTTAGTTCCTAGTAGAATTGTAGTAGCCAGTTCTGGAGAAACCGTTAGATTTACCGTTCAAAATAATGGCGTTATAGGCCAACCTAATCAAGATTTTATTTACGATCTCGATAGGCAGGTTTGGAGCGGGCCGCATACATTTCCGGCTAGCTTGATTTCTGCTTATTTAAGTAGCTATATAGTATCTCCTATAGGGGTTAAAGGTCTATGGCAATCGGATGTAATACCTACGAGCGGTAGTACATATACAGAAAATGGCGTAGCATTGCAGTGGACGTGGCTTACTCAATATATAGCTAATAATAATAGCGTTTTTAAACAGTCTATTAACTTGTCTACTATTTATATAGCAGGCGATGGTAATGCTAATATATTTAGTGTTTCTGCTATAAGAGAAGATAATACGGTATTAGATACTGTATCTGTTTCAGTTATTGTAGGAACGAGCGGTTTGATATGGGATGTAGGAAAATGGGATGTAGGTCTTTGGGATAACGGCCCTCCCAGCCTTTTAAATCAAATACAAATACCATGGACTCATGACTTAGTATTCGATAGAATAGCATTTAAAATAGTTGGGTCTTCTAGTCTAGGAGTTACTATAGGAAGTTTAAGAACGATATTCGAGTCGTTAGCGTATGTAGGTTTGTGATGGCTATAATTTCTCCTCTGCCGTTTATATTTCAACCTAGTACCGTTGCTTCGTCAAGTCAGGTCAACGCTGATTTTGCGCAAATCGTGGCGAACGTCAATGCCAATGCTGCTCCGTTATCTGGAGTGGTTCCTCCCATATCGGTTGCCCCATCTGTTGTGTTTGGATTAGCTATAGGCAATTCGAGTAATGTTTCTTTAAGTGTAATAGCTGCATCGTTATTTTTATCTAATCCTTCTAATACTAGCAATGTAATATTAACATCGATCAATCAAACTCTTAACACTGGTACTATTGGAGCAGGAGGATTAGATACCGGTACGATAGCAGCAAATACAATTTATTATATTTGGATTATATATAATCCTGTTTCTTTTGCCGTTTCAACTATAATATCGTTAAGTTCTACGGCTCCTGCGTTACCTATCGGTTATACATATCAATATCGCGTAGGTGTTATGGTAACCGATGGCAGTAATAATATTAGGCCGTTTAATCAATATGGTAAGCTTTTTCATTATATTCCTCCGGCTGGCGGAAAGCAACCTGTGGCTGCATCTGGCGTTGCGGGAAATATTTTAACCGATCCTTCTGCTCTTATAACTGTTTCTTTAGCTACGTTAGTTCCTCCTACAGCTCATAAAATCGAGATAGTTATTGGCGGGGCTGGAGTTAATTTTGTAGTAGTTACGGGGAGTGGAACTGCCCCATTAAACGAAGCTTGCATCGTTGCTGGTTTTATTAATGCCGGTATTAGCGACTTCTATACTATTTATTTGGAGTCTAATAGCATCTATTATGGTTCGAACAGTGCATCAGGATATCTTTGTATATATGGATGGGAAGATTCGGTATTGGCGGTATGATCGAATTTGGCTGGGAAAAGTGGAGCAATTTGATATTAGAGGTAATGCCTTTATTTATCAGATATTGGAACGAGGAAGGGATTTTGTTCGGGAAAGAACTTCCTATGGATCCCGATTTTCAAGGCGCTTCCATGTGGGAACTGGCGGGGCGGCTGAGAATCTTCACCGCGCGGCGGGATTTGAAACTGATCGGCGTCAATGGGTTCAATTGCGGCGGCACGCTTTTCCGGGCGCGGATCATTGTGGCAAATGGGCTTATCCTGTACCTTGTTCCCGAGGAGCGGCGTCGGCCGGAAAAGATCGGGAAGAGTTTGATCGTCGGTGCAGAGAGCGGGCTTAGGGAGATCGGAACGAGATTGATCGTGTATACGCCTTCTAGTACGGTGGATGTAGGTCCGTTACTGGAGCGTTTAGGATATAGTCGAAGAGGCAGCAGCTACGAGAAGATGTTATAACGGGAGATGGTAATGGGTGGCGGCGGTGGAGGTGGCGGCAATCCGGCTACAGGATTTTCTCCTTCCTCGGGAGTAAGAGCATCGGCTAATGCTGCCGATCTGTCGAATTTAACGCAGGCTATGAAGGGGCCTCTGTATCAAGAAGAGAGTGCGTTTTTCGGCCTTACGCCTCAATGGAGTCCGTCTACCGGACAAGGGGGCGGGTTCGGGGGCGGGTTCGGGGGACAAGGTTTTAAAGGTGAAGGTAGCGACATTGGTACGACTACTTTCGGTACGGCTCCGGGTCCTACGGCTTTCGGCATTCCGACTAGCAGCATAGCCGGGCAACTAGCCCTGAATGCGTTCGACCCTCAGAATGCTTTGCGTGCGCAACAAGAACAGCGATTGACGGATCAGACCAATAGCCAGCTAGCGGCGAGGGGCTTAGGCAACACTCCTATAGGAGCCGCTACTACGTCCAATGCTTTAGGCAATTTCGATATAGGATGGAACGCGCAACAGTTGCAGAACGAGATGGCGGGAGCGCAAGGGCTACAGAATTTGTATCAGGGCTTTGCCCAGACCGGTGCTACGATAGCCCAACCCGAAGAACAGGGAGCGCAGATAAATTTAGGTTTGGAGAGTATCGCTTCGCAAGCGCAGACCGAACAGAATAAGTTACAAGAACAGGCAAGAGAAGCTAATCAGAGCAGTCTCATGAGCGGGCTGAGCGGCGTAGGCGGAATGCTGGGTAAGAAAGGCGGCTAAACGATGGGCGGCCAAAGCGGCGGAACGTCCGACAGCTATTCGCCGGGTCAATCGGATTACGGTAGGCGGTTAGCGACGCGAACGCAGGGGATTGCCGAGGCGGGGTTCGGCCCGCCGCCTCCTCCCGCGCCGGTCGATCCGGCGTTCAATCGAACCATCGGGCCGTATCTTCCTACCGGGCGAGCCCCGCTCCCGCTTGCGAATCCTTTTCGTCAGGGAGATCGGCCGCCCACCGGGCAAAACGTGCCGCTTCCGCCGAGGCGTCCCGGAGAGTATGGCTCTCCACGTACTTACGCACCCGGTGTTTCGACGAGCGCAGCAGCGGGGCAACCAGGACCGGAACGGCCAGCCTATATGCCGGTGCCTCCAGGGCGGCCATTTCCGGCAGGGGCAACGAAAAAGGCGCATCCGGCGGGCGAACTTGCGGGCCATATCGGGAGCATCATGTCCGATCCCGCGATGCAAGGTTCGAAGTTTTCGTTGAGCCCGAAAGGCGCGTCCGTGTCTTTGCCCTTGCCGATTATCGGGCAACTTTTGAACGCTTTGGGATTAGGCGGCCGGGGCGGCCAGTCCGGGCAAGGCGGCGGTGTCGGCGGTCTTGCTGCGCTGCAAGGCGGCCAGGGCGGCCAGCCCGGCCAAGGCGGAATGCCTCAGTACATCCAACCGGCCGGGGGCGGCGGCATGGTTCCGATCACCAATTCGATGTACGACCCGCGCACCGGGCAGTTCACCGGGGGAACCGGCGTAGACTGGTGGCGCCGGACTCATGGCGGCGGCGCTGCACCTGTTCCGGGTGCTGCGCCTCAACCGGGTGTCGCCTCCCGGCCGGGCGCCGCGCCCGCTTCCGGTGCTCCTCCGGGCGGTTCGACCGGTCCCGCACCGGTATTTACCGGGCAGCCGCCCCCGAGCGGGGGGTATACGGCGCCCGATAGAGGGGCTGTAAATCCGCCAAGCATTCCTCTTGGCGGGGCTCCCGTATGGGGCGTCAAAAATATTCCCTCGATGGTTGCCGGGGATTTATCCTCGCGCAGTACCTATGCTCATAAGGGCGAGCCGCTGGCCAGCGTCAATGGGTTCGTCGTCCATCATACGGGTGGCCGGGGGACGCCGGAAAGCATAATGAATACCTTTAATCAACGCGGCTTTCCTGCTCAGTATATTATGGATAGGGACGGTAAAATCTATTCGGCGCTTCCAGAGGGAACTCGCGGCTCGCATATCCAGAATGCTAAGAATGGAAGCGGCTTGAACAACCGTAACGCGCTTGGAATGGAGATCATCGCCAAGAACGATGCGGATGTGACGCCAGCGCAAAAGCAGGCGGCGGCGGCGTTCATCGAGGCGAAGTCGAAGCAGTACGGCTTTCCGAGCTCGAATGTTTATGGCCACGGGGAAGTCAATCCCGGCCACAAGGAAGCCGATGAGGGACTCTCGGTAGCGCGCATGGTTCGCTCCGGCGGCGGCGGCGGCGGCGGTGGCGTTCCGTCTCCGCAGCCTAGCGGCGGCGGCGTAGCGGCGAGGAGAGGAAGGGGCAGGGCGGGGGAATCTGGTCAAGAGGGCGGATTCAATTACGACGATTATGCTAAAAGGGTGAGCGGGGTCGAGTCTGCTGGAGGAACCAATTTAGGCAAGCGCGGCAACGAGTATCAAATGGGTGCGCCCGAAATAGCTCAATACGGTTCCGGCCCGGAAGGAATGCGGAGAATGACCGAAGATTATTATAGGCAAATGACAACCAATCTCGGTAGGTCTCCAACTCCTCAAGAGTTATATCTTGCTCATCAACAAGGTGTTCAAGGTGCTACTAAATTACTTAATAACCCCGACATGCCTGCCGGGAAGGTCGTGCCGCCCAGCCATATTATCGGCAATGGCGGCGATCCGAACATGCTCGCCAAGGATTACGTCGCTAAGCAGTTTGGCAGATACGACGAGGCAAGCGGGGGAGACGCGGGCGCTGCTCCGCGTGCCGTTCCGGGCGTTTCGACGGCGGCGGGGCAACCGCAATCCGGCACCGGCTGGCAGCCTACGACGTTTCGGGGCAACACATTCCAACCGGGCGCTGGCGCAGGCGGCGTTGGCGCTCCGGGCGCGGCGGGGGCCGTCTCTCCTCCCACGGTTCCCGCCGCCGCTCCTCCGACAGGCGACGCCGGTATGCAACCGGCTGCTTATCCTCCAGGCACTTATTATCAGCCCGGCATGGAGCCTTCGGAACGAGGCACGCTCCCGCCCATCCAACCGCAACGGCCTTATACCGAATCGCCCGATTATAGGCCGGAACCGCCTAGTCCCGGTGCCGTAGAACAACATGTATACAACCAGCTGGAGGGACAATTGCGCCAAGAAGCGCCTGCGTATGGCGGCCGTTCGGGTGGGAGCGGCTTGTTGGGCATGTTAGGCGGGATGGACAAAAGCTTTAGAGGCAAACGTCAACAAGAGTTCGAGAGATCGAGCGAAGGTCGAATAAGAGAACAAGTTAAGCTAGCGAAGGATGAGGCTACAACAAATTACAAGGATTGGGAGGACGGCAGGAAAGAATGGAATCGAAGGGAAGAAGATCGCGTTAAGCAAGAGAATATTTATAGGACAGACGCTTTGAGGGAAGCTAGAGGCGAACATAAAGAAGCCGTTACGGAGAAGCATCGAGAGCAGATCGAGGTAGATAAGGAGAGAACTCGTGCCGATGTCGAACGGAGATCGCAAAGAGCGGCGGCAAGGACATCTCTCGAAAGCAAAATTCACGATCTGGAGAACGATAGTACCCGCCTTCGAGGGGAGATAAAAGATCAGATGAAGGATGTCGAGAAGGCAAAAAAAGAGTTAGACGATAATACCGGATATTGGGCAGATAAGGATAAACATGATAAAGCTCAAGAGGACTATGATGCCCAAAAAGATTTGCTCGATGGATACAAAAGAACGCTCAAACGAAAAGAAGCTGCTATCGATGCAGGGGAAAAGGAACTGGAGAAGTTCGACACCGACGCCGCCAATGGTCGGGGTAATGGTGCCGCTGCTCCTAGCGGCAATGGCGCTGCAAAGAGTTTAGATAAACCTACTGGCGGAACGCTTGCCGAGGCTAGGAAAGCTATTGCTAGAGGCGCGCCCAGAGAAGCAATTATCCAAAAGATGATAGACAACGGGATCGATCCATCGGGGTTATAAAATGGACCTGACATTCGACGAATTGATTCCTAACGGCAAGAAAAAGCCTGACAGCTCCAATAATAAGGCAAGAGCCGCTTCGAAAGACTTGTCGTTCGACGAGTTGATTCCGGCGAAAGGGGCACTGCCTGCAGCCGCACCGCCCGTCGCCGCGCCTGCTCCCGGCCCGACTCTCGATCCTATCGAGCTAGGCAAGGAGCGACTTGGAGGGGCATGGGAGCAAATCAAGCGGGGCGCCGGGGAGCTGAATCCTTTCGCTCCCGCGCGGCACGAGCAGCCGAGCGGTATTCTAGGACGGATCGTCGGTCCCGGCTATGCGCAAACCGGACGCGGCATTGCCGACATCGTAAGCGGCGCGCTCTCGCCGCTCTCCGCTCCCTTCGAGTACGCGGGCAATGTCGCCGAGCGCGGGGCGAGCGCGGCCTTTCCGGGCCAGCGGATCGTGCGATCCGAAGACGTTCAAAAAGCTATCGAGTCGGGCCTCGCGCCCGGTCGCGCCTCGCCGGGGTTCTTGGGCGCAAAAATGCGCCTGCGCGGCCCGGAGCCCCCTGGACCTCCCGGCGCGGGCGCAGAACCGCCTCGGCCGGGTGCCGAGCCACCACCCCAGCCGACACCCGAAACCCCCCCGCCGGCGGGCGAACCGTCGCGCGGGCCCGGTACAACAACAGGAGAGAGAAATGTTATCAAAGATCAAAGCAATGTACCGGCGCCGCCGGGAATGGCGGCAGGCCGCGCACCGGGAGGGGATCAAGTGCCCGGTGCGGGGGCTGAGACGGTTCCTCCGACGAAGCTGGGCAAACTAGCTCCGCCGTCCGCTCGCGCGCCGCACGAGCCGGATGTCGAAAAGCCGGTTTCTTCGAGCGAACTGTCCGCCGCGTCGAGACTCGCTTCCGAAGGCACCGTGAATCGCCATGTCCTGCACGACCTGGAAGGCATAGAATACCGCCGCCAGGGGCGCGAAGACGCCGTGCGCATCGAAACGAACAACGACTTGCGGAGGCTTGGCCCCGATGTCGTAGGCAGCGATATGGATCGCAGGCTCTACGGGCAGGGGGAAGGCGATGCGAGCATCTCTTTGACGCCGGAAGAACAAGCGTTCCGCGACAAAGAGATCAAGCCTTGGCTCGAAGGCAACAAAGAGTTGTGGCAGTCGATTGTCCGCACGATGAAAGGGGGCGTAAAACCGGCTTTAACTCCTGAATTAGCTAACGAGTTAGAGCACTTAAATCCCGATTACATGCACAGGATTACCGTTGATTCGGCCGATAGGCTTCTTGGCAGAAGTACCGATGTTACCGGCGAATCTATCGACGTAGGCGGCGGGCCGCGCGCTGTGCGACCCGGATTCGGAGCGGCGCCCGCGACCAAGCCGCGCCGCTTCTTTTCGGCCGAAGGAACGAACGGAGAGAAGTCCATCGTCTACGTCAAGAAAGGCAAGGTCTATAAGTTCGATAGAAGCGAAGGGGCCGAACCGGGTGAACGCCGGAAGATAGGCGACTTGCCCAAAGGTGCCAAGGGCGAGGCAGGCAATGTTTTCGTGTCGAAGAACGGTACGAAATATAAGTTGGGTACTGCCTTAACCAAGGATATCGAAGCGGAGACTGGTACGCAGTATGTTAAGAGTGCTTTGGTATCGACTCGCTTAAATCGCATCCAATTGCAAAAGATGTATGATAGCATAAGAGCGACTAAAGAGTTTGAGAATTATGCTAGAAAACATGGTCTTGCCAGCGGCGTACCGGGCAAAGGGTTCATTCATACCAAGTTTCCACAGCTAGGACATTTGTATTTTAATCCTCGTGTTGCTAAGCACTTGGATGCTTTGGCTCCTAAAATAAAAGAGGGTGAAGATTCGTTGGGATTTTTTGCAAGAATCTCGCAAACCCTAACGTCGTCTCTGTTCTTCAATCCGGTAGTGCATGCAGGCAATGTCGTCGCTCATGCGTTTTACGAGCGGGGGTGGCGGAACTTTAACCCCCTATCTTACGGGAGATATGGAAAAGCTCTTGCGCGTGCCGCGAAAGCTACTTGGACGCAAAATAAAGACTTTCAAGAGCTTATATCTGAGGGTGGTGCCCTGCAATACGGCAAGAGGCTTGCGAATAGAGAACTATCGGATCGCATGTTCTCGAACATAGCAGAGTTGCAGCGTAGCGAAGAAGGAAAAGGACTTCTAAAAAGGTGGGAAAAGCTCACTGGCATTCCGCCTATTAGTATGATAAGAACGCTATATAAATACAGTGGCGATGCTCTATGGATAGCTGGCGATACTCTTACTGCCGCTGCTTTTTACGAGAGGCAATTGGCACATGGAGAAGAGATTTTAGCGAAGTCGATAGCTAAAGTGCATAAGGACATACCTTCATATAGAAACCCAATCGAGAAGATACTGCCGGGACAAGCAGGGAGAACGATAGGCGATATTACGAGACAGAATGCTACGCGAGCTTTTAATAATTTCATGCCTTATCACGAGAACATTATCAGGGGCTTTACTAATATGTTCGACGATATGGCGCAAGGGGTAAAGCATATGGGAGATACGGAGGCTCGCGCCGATGCCAGAGAAGCGGTAGGGAAAGCCGTGGCTCTCGGCGGCGGGTTCCTCCTGTATACTATTTATGGAGATCGGGCAGCGCAAAGCGCGACCGGGAACGAGCAGGCAGAAGCCTTCAGGTTCGGCCCGTTCGGCATTATGCAGCTCGCCATGGACGCCATGACGGACAAGAAACTTAATCCTGGAGCAATAACAAGACTCGCAACGGGGGGAATGTTCTCTCCGTCGCCATTACTAGAATTAGGAGCGAATGTATATGGGTACAATGCATATAGAATGGCTCCAATTTATAACCCGAATTTGACGAAGAAAGAGGAATACGAACGATATAAAGAAGGAGGTGCCGGGGTGCCATGGAAGGAAAGGCTAGAGACTATGTTCGGTTCGGCAGTCAACCCGATACAAAGAGCCCTTGAGATATATCGTTCGAAACCTAGCGAGATACCTAGTCAGTTAGGTCATTTAGCAGGAGTAACGAGTTTTAAGCGCAGAAGTGAAAAGCCGAAATATTCGGGAGACTGATATGCCGAACGAAGTGTCGCTCGACCAAGACGATGACGAAGAGGTATTAGATCCTGTAGGCGAGACTGAGACATATCCTTCGATTGCCGCTTGATTTTTCTGGTCAAGGCCTTAAATTCAGGACTTGCACTGCCTGAATTTCAGGACACCTTAATCTTAAATGGACCTAGAGGCGGGAAGAGATTCGTAGTGGGGAGCGGCAAGTTTTGAAAGTATTATTTTTGGACACATGTGGTGACTGTCTCGATCTTGTAATGCGCGCACAAGCTGCGGAGCATGACTGCATCCATTTTATCTCTTATGTAAACGAAAAGTTCAGGAGGATCGGCGTAGGGCTCACCAAAGTCGTCAGAGAGTTTAAGCCGTTCCTTAAATGGGCAGACCTCATCGTCCTTTGCGATAATATCACTTATCTCGATACTATCGATGCGTTTCGGTTCGACAATCCGCAAACCATCGTGTTCGGACCAACTAAAAAAGCTGCTAGTTGGGAGACGGATAGGGAGGTTGGAATGAGGATATTCCAAAAACATGGTATTCCTATTCCAGATTTTAAGCTCTTTACCTCGTATGAAGATGCCGTTCGATATGTTAAAAAGCATGATGAACGCCTCGTGTGCAAGCCATGTGGCGATGCAGATAAAGACTTATCCTACGTGTCTAAAGGCCCGGAAGATATGCTTTTCATGCTCGACAAATGGGAGAAAATGGGAAAGATGAAAACGCGATTTATATTACAAGAGTATATTCAAGGGATCGAGTTTGGAGTAGCTTGTTATTATGGTAAGAATGGGCCAGCCGAAACATACGAAGAGAACTTCGAACATAAGAAGCTCATGTCCGGGGAAATAGGTCCTACTACAGGCGAGATGGGGACTGTTATCCAATTCACGAAGGTCAGCAAGTTGTATGACGATATCATTGTCCCTATCGTGGACGATATTCAACGTACAGGGATGACAGGTAACATAGATATTAATTGTATCGTCGATAGCAAAGGGCAAGCTTGGCCATTGGAGTGGTCCGTGCGCATGGGGTTTCCGAGTCTCCAAATCCAGGCTCCTCTATTTCCTGACGATCCAGTACAATGGATGTACGATCTTGTTGCTTTCGACGTGGAGCCGAAATTCGATTCGCGCGTAAGCACCGGAGTTTCCGTCGTTCTGCATCCATTCCCTTATGGCAGTTATCCTCATGAAAAGGTTTTGGATTTTCCTATTTTTGGGCTCGATTACGGGAATTTATTCAACTCCATCTCGCCCTATCAGGTTCAAGCCGGTGCGATTACCGACTGGCGAACCGCCGGCGACTATGTTCTCGTTGCGACGGGGCGCGGGAGCAGCGTCAAAAATTCTGCTAAGAAGGCGTATGAAACTATCGAACATATTCATATTCCCGGAGGCATGATGTATCGCGACGATATCGGCGAGAAGGTCGTAGCCGCGATCCCGGAGTTGCAGAAGCACGGCTACGCGGTAGGGTTCAAATAAGAAGGTGGCGTCGCTCGCCTAGCCGCGTCGCCGTCGAGGTAGCCTTGGTTGTATTCGGCGCGCGCGCGGCCAGCCTGATAAGCTTCGAACGCCGAGGTCGAGACGAGGTCCGGGCGGTTGAGATCGTCATCGGCGCGGAGCCCCTCGAAGGCGCGGGTGTAGCCGTTGGCATAGGCCTTCGAGGGTCGGAATTTGCGGCTTGTTGCCATTGGCAAATCTCGTTTCACTCTTTCGTTCCAGCAGAAATTTGTTGCTGAAAATCGCGCCAAATATGTTGGTAGGAAACCCGATTCGTGCTTTCGAGGATTCCGCGCATTGCCTCGGAATTTAGCCCGAGATTGAGAAGCGCTTCTCGATCATGCCGTTTGATGTGTATTTCGTTTCTCTCCAACCATTCGCCAAAAGCATTATCGCTCGGAAGCCTCGCTCGCGCCTCGCAAAGAAGCGCCGCGCGCTCGATCGCTACCTCGATCCATTCGAGGCGGTTAGCAGTTTCCCTAGCGAGATTATCCTTGAGCTTGGCAATAAGATGGACGGCTGGAAATTTTATTACATTTTCCGGTTCCCTCACATGAGGTAACCGGCCTGCGTTTCTGGCGACATGCGCTGCGCGCGCGCGACACGCGAGAATTTGCCGCGTGGCTTTCGCGCCTGCGACGAGCACGTCGGCCAGATCTTTCGCCGTCAAGAGATGCGCGCCTAATGCTTTCGTAATTTCTTCGTCGGTCATTTCATGACCCCCAGGTCGAGTATAAGCCATTCGCTACTCTTTTGTCTCGACGGAAATTTGCTGGAGAACGTCTTGCCATATCAGTCGGTACGATTTCCGGTCGGTGCTTTCGAGAGCCCGGCGCATTGCTTCGACGTTCGCGCCGAGGTTTAAGAGCGCGGCGCGATCCTGATGTTTTAGAGGGATTTTGTTCTCGTCGAGCCATTTGCCGAATGCATTGTCGTTTGAAAATCGCGACCGGGCTTCGCAGAGCAGCGCTGCCAATTCGATAGACGAGTCGATCCATTCGAGAGTTTGCCCGTAAGCGCGTTTGATGCGGGTTGCGAGTTCCGGTAATTCTACCGGTTTACCAGCGATGGTAAACCGTCCTAATTCGTTGATTTTGTTAGTGTTTGCGACATACGCTTCTTTTTTTCGTTGGCCGTAAGCGCGGACGGCCACGAGATTCCTCGCGCGCCGCTTTTTCTGTTCCTCGTTTTTCTGTGCCGCTTTCTTCTCGGCGGCGAGGCGCGCCTGCTCGGCGCCCCGAGCGTGCTTTGCCTCAAGCTTAAGCTTGTTCTCGGCGTCGCGCGCTGCGTTTGTTGCATCGCGTTCTTGCATCTTTTTTGCTTTGCCGATTGCGGTTGCGCGAGCAAACTCGGCTCGCGCGAGCTTGGCGTCCGTTTTACGAAGCACCCCCGTGATGTCGGTGATGACATCCATGCCGATCTGAAGATCGTACAGGCACCAATCGACGAACTTCGCATCGTTGCCGATCTCGGTATGCACATGGCCAAGCTCGGTTAGGAACGACTGGTAGAAATTACGGCCCTTGGTCCATAGGACTCTAAGCCGCGCGATTCTCTCTTGATCGATCATTTGTTTTTCCTGCAATCGACGATTGATTTGCCGGAGGCCGGTTGCCCGGCCTCCGTTTCTTTCGTTAGGCTGCGCGCCTATCGGTCAGCGCCTTAACGGTCTTGCTAATTCGAGTCAGGTTTCCCTGTTTCGGCAGAAATCCCAAAATCCTTGCGATTTCCTTAGAAGACCTATCGGCAGTAGGATTCTCTTCTACATACCGTTGCACTGCTGGTCCGATAGTTGCAGCTTCTTCTGGATTCGAGCGCCTCGATTCTTTATCCAGTTTCTCGGCTTCTCCTTGGAGATGGTAAAAAACAACAACCTTATCGAGAGATAAGCCCATTTCTTTCGCCATCTTTTCCATCCTTAAGATTGTAGCTAAGTCTTTTTCTAATAGCGACAAATTGTAGGTCTCCTATTGGTTGCGGGAGGGGGAAAATTATTATAAAAATAATTGCCAACTCCCATGAAAACGCTCACCATTGAACGCCTTCGCTTTGCCGGATCGTTAAACCCGGCAAACCGAAAGGGTTGTCATTTTCTGATTCTGAACGCGAGACGCGAGGTTACTAAGTCGAGGTGACTATGAATTGCAGTCACGCAGTCCTCAATGATGTGGTCGAGCAAATCCTCGTCCACGCCAAATTTCGCTAAGGCATCGTTGTCAGATATCTTGGAGTCATTGTTCTCGTGCATGACTTCATGAAGTTGTTGCACAAGCATTGCCTTAATGTCGATCATGTTACTTCACTCATGATATGCTCCTGTAGTATGTTTGTCGGCGCTGTACGCTTTCGCGTCGAGCCCTGCGACGACCAGTTTTTGGATGGTCTTCGAGAGTGTCCAATCGTGCGCCGTCGCGATCTCTCTCGCGCGCGCTTGATCGGATTCCGAGACCCGGATCGTAAAATTTTTGTAGCGCTCGGGGCCGGGAGGTCTAAGCATTTCAATTATCCTCTTTGAGTGTATCATACACTACCATAAGAGGGTTGGTTTGTCAAGAGGAGAAATATTAAATTTTGGTAATGTTCAAAGCTTAAGCTTAGCAATTAACTTAAGCTTGACAATTAACGACGATGGCGGCGATGGCGATAATGTCTTTTCGGCGGCCGGATCGATTCCGTCGCCGTTTTGAAGTTGACGGCTTGGCTCTTTCCGCAATCTTTTGCTTGCAAAATCTCCCCTAGAGACTTCTCGATTTTCGCGAGACGCAAGCCGATCTCGTCCAGCCTCGTCAACTCCGTAGCCAGTTCTAACTTCAACTCTGCCATTCGTTCGACACACCAAGGGAACGCCGGAGGGGGCGGCAAAACGGCTTCGGCTCTCGCGGCGCCACCCGTCGCCAAGAGAGCCGCGCAGGCTTGTTTCAGCATCAGCTATATCCGGCTGACGGCATACGATATGATCCTCATGGGTTTCTCCATTGGTTAGGTGCGAAATAAGCAAATGCTAGAAATACTCCTTGTTCCCCGCCATAGTCTTCCCCCCATACGACCCATTCTTCATCCCACTCGTATCTGCACATCATCATGTCAGTGGACTTCGGTAGTGAGTTCTACAGGTTCGTTACTCATTGAATGTCGTTATCCCCATATCGCTTATGATGTCGTCTACTTCGTTAGTAGCTTTAGGTGCGTCTTCTTTAGCAGGCGGTTTGATTGTTCTAGTGGTTCTTTGTCTTATTGATTCTATGTTAGCGTTAGCTGGTTTTGTGGAGTTTTCGGTAGCTTGTTTTGGAAAGTTTGCAACGGATTGCTTTGGTGGAGGAATAGGAGTAGTAGTAGGAATAGGAGTAGTAATATGAATAGGAGTAGGAGAAGGATTTACAACTTCTTTCGTATCTTTATTATCCCATTGATCCTTTCTAGCTTTTCCTTTAGGACCCCATAATATTGTCTGTAGTACTTCTGGGCTTCTACGTAGCTCTGTAATCTTCTCTATCTCGCTTTTATCAGATAGGTATTTTGTTGGTCTGAATCCGATGACTCCATTAACGTCGTCTACGAAAGTAGCTTGGATAATGCACGTCGATAAAGTTATTGTAGTGCGGCCATGTTTCGCTCGTTCCGTTTCTTCGATCTTTTTCATATGCTCCATTAGAGGTGACCATGGAATAGTATTTTTAGAGGGATACGTGTTTTTATCGGAAGCGGGAGGAATGCCGAAGAGCCAAGGCCCGTCTACGCCTACGATCTTAACCACCATAGTTCTATACACTCTGCAAGCAGGAATTGGTTTGCCCTGTGCCGAGTGGGCAGAGCCCCATATCGCTTGCTCGCAACCGGCACATGTCGGGTGTTGTCGTTTCGGTACGCCTTCTTCGGGAGTAACGCCATCGAACGATTGGCACTCGGGAGGAGTCGGGGGAATATCTTCATTCGGATCATACTTGTTATCTTTGCCCCAAAATACTCGGGTCTTAGGAGATTTAGTCATGATAACGACGAAATCTAACTTATGAGGGTCTGGAGGGGGTTCTCGTTGCCCATCTTTAACTAATGTAAACTTATTTCCTTTGATGGAAATAGTAGGCGGCATAGTGAAGCCGCTACTTCCATAGGATGCTTCTTCGAAATAATTGGATGTACTTTCTATTAGTTCTTTAAGCATATCTGCGATTTGGAGTTCGTTAGCCATTGATAGCTCCTTTTTGAGTAGTGGGGTACGGTGCTTTTGCCTTTAGCCCCCTTGGCGCATTTCTGACCGATCACCGCTTCTAGCACAGTCCTTTTACTCAGCGATTGGACTTGCATACCCCCACATATGCTTCCTGGACGCATAACTGAGAGGGAAGAACTTACGCAGTTCTATACACCATAATATGTTCTACTCCATCATCGGTTTTTTCGGTTCTGGTAACATATTTACGGCCCGCATGAGACTTCATGATTCCTTTCACTTTCGAACTCAATACCCGTTGCAGGGCTGCGTGAGATTCTTTGTTCGAGTAGCTAGGGAATCCATGGCCTTCTCCCGGCTCGATCTCTTCGAGCAGTTCCGTGACTTTGCTCTTGGCGAAATGTTTCTGGATCGGGGGTGGGTCGCCGGTAAACCGAAACGTTTGGGCGAGGTCGATAGTAATTTTCGGCATTGGCGCTTTGGGCGCTTTGGGCGCGGGCGCTTCTGCCGTGACTGTGTGCGTCATCATCTACTCCTGATGTTAAGTTTCCGAAAGGTATCGACTTGAAGGCCGGGGGGGTATTCTCCCATGTCTTTAAGCGCTTCTTTCGCGACATGATTGGTTATAAGATCGAACGCTTCGTTGTCAACCACCCAGCGTAAATAAATTTCTCTATCCACAACTTTCGGTTTGAGAATGTGACTGAAATAAGCCGTACCGTACTCGGTAGGCGCATTCTTCACCCCTTGTTTATCCATTTCGTCGGCGATTGCCCCTTCGAGTTTTATCTTTGCGATTTCGAGCGGCTCGATAGCTGTCTCGTAAGCGCATTTTTGGCGGTCGATCTCTTGTGCAAGTTTTTGGACCGCGCCGATGAGCGACGATATGGAGCGGCCTTCGAGGTTCATTTGATAAATATTCTCGATCAGTGTCATTAATAAACCCTCACAAAATATTTTTTAATTTCTGGCGATAATGTTTCCCACTTAGACTTTGGTATCGAAATTTCCCCCCATTTATCGCTTAGTATCCAAGCTAGTTCGTATGCAGTTATGTCTTTTTCTGGTGTAAACCTTATACGACAATCCTTTTCTTCAGTTTTTTCAGTCATGTTATCTCCATGTAATCTTCGAAATGTCTCTTTATACATTCGTCTATTGTACTCCATTGTCTTTCGGTAAACATACATTTATCTACGGAAATTACGTTTCTAACTATGAACGCTAACTCATATGCAGTTATTTCTTTTAAAGGATAGAACCTTTTTGCTATAGTGTGTTTTGTGTAATTTTTTTTGTATGGCATTAGAATTGCATGTCCTTTAGAGCCAAAATAGTACCCATCAACGACTTATTATTGTCTGTCTTCTCGTATATGTCTTCCTCGATACTACACCCGGACATACGAATAATGTGTCTAATTTCAGTCTGATTCACGCCGTTTATCCGGTCGTTACCATGAAGAAAATGGCTTGTCCTATCGGTGGGCGCATACCACACTATCGTATTGGCAGCGGTGATATCCGTGCCTCTAGCGATGGGCGAGGGATGCGATATCAGATTTTTTATCTTATCAGATTGTTGGAAGGTTGTCAAGACTTCCAATTTCTTTTTCTGCGTCGCTTGGCTCGGTATCAGGATCGACTCGGGGGTTGTGTGCGAGAGCATCTGAGCAATATTGACCAGCGGGACAAACGTAATCACTTTTCCTTCTGCTTCGCCGACAATTTTTTTATAGGCATCGACGCGAGGTTTAGCATCTATTAAATGACTAAGGTGATCTCCGTCGTAAACTGCGCCGCACGCTATCTGAATTAATTTTAGCCGCAGTGCAGCTTGATTCACTGCATCGATTTGTGTTCCGTTAGATAACATCAACAATAACTCGTTTTGCAACTCTTTCATGCAGGCTTTCTGTTGGGCCGACATTTCCACGTGTTCGTAGCGCGGACGAAGCTCCGTCTCCTCGAAGCACAGGCGCCGAGGAACGCGCACGGCGGGCCGCAGCAGGGCATCGACGTGCGCGGCGGCCTCGGGCCGCGCGATCCGCTTGAAGGGACTCCAGGGCTTCGTTTCCGTCGTCAAGTCGCACCATTGGCGATAGGTAATGGGGGCCGGGTGTTGCAAAGGGACCGTCGGGTGCGCGAGTCTGTGGATCGCATAGGCATCGATAGGACCGTTGGGCGTCGGTGTCGCGGTCAGGAGCCAGACGAAGGGTTTGTTTTTTGAAAACGTATACGCAGCCCTCCATAGGTCAGTGTTGTGATGAATGTACGTATCCGCCTCGTCGAATATAACAATTTTGATATCGCGACGAGCCATGATGGCCGAAAACAGTTTGCCTTGTTTGACCGGGTTACGGTCGTATCCGATACAGAGCCCATCCGGGTTAAGAAGGTAAAAATCGGCCGGTTTGGCGAGTTCCAGTTCCCGTCGTTTGGCGTCGGGATGATGGAGGTATCTATATGTTCGACGGCCTAACAAATTGGTTGTGATCGTATAGGCCCATGCATCGGTAAGAGGCAGGATATTGGAGAATATCACTGCGCTCATAGGGACCTTTGCGCGCGACATAAGCCAATCGGCGGCCCATAACGATGCGGCTGTCTTGCCTGCCCTCGTATCGGAAAAGTCGAACGAACGAGGGTTTAAAACTAAGAACTTGGACACTTCTTTTTGCGTGAGCCACGGTTCTTTATCCGGCGCTATGGGCCAGTCGTATTTTGCCATAGGGTCGGGAACAGGCAATCCTAGCGCTGTTAGCGCGACAAGGTTCGAGTAACCAGCGCGAACAAAAACGTAAGGGCTCCGGGTAGCGTATATAAGGCTACTAGGTACATTATCTCTTTCTTCATAGATAATTGTCCTACTTTTCTCGTGAAACAACATATTAGCACCCTGCTCTTAGCATTAATAGGATTATGAATATTATTGAGAATAGTATCATGTTATTAAAATTTTGCTCTTCAATCATTTTTTGCACCCCAATCTCCGTCCGTCCATCCATTTCGCGTTGCGTTACCCATGTCGCGCCTGACCAGGACCCTGGCATTCGAGACTAAGCCAGCTGCTTCGCCGCAAGCAAAGGCAGCCTCGTCCGACAACAGATCGGCGCGGCCCCGGATCGCCATGAGCAAAGCGAGCGCCTGCGTCAATAAGGCATAAACCTGTTCAAGATCAAGCGGCTGGATGGGTTTCCCCTCAGTCATTTTCATGTTTCCTTAGATAATCTTTGATTGCTAGTCGGCAGTGATAGCTTCGTGTTTTACCGGTCTTTTTTGCAAATTTATCTAGTGCTTCTAATTCGTTGCTTGACATACACATACTCCTACTTAGAGTTTTAACTTCGCCTCCCGTGAATGGAATTTTAAGAGGTTTTATTTTTGTTGGCATTTATGCAACCTTATACAAATAAGCGTAAACATCTTTCCAGCTTGTCGCTACGATTCCTACTCCTCCAGACACCATAATTTTATTTAGTATGCTAGCTTGTTGTTTCGTTAACTTTTTACCTCCTATTGCTTTAGCTTCGATACCTACAAACTTCCCATTAACGCAACACAAGAAATCTACCGTTCGTTTCCCATATCCCATTTGAACGGGACAAAAATAATATACGCCTAGCTTATCTAGGTTCCTTTTTATCTCTTCCTTAACTTCGCCTTCAGGTGTCATTCTAATTCCTCAAATGGTATTTATTCGATGATGAGGATATTTCCGTTTAGAATTGCAGCAAATTCGGCAACGGTTTGGTCTCGGATAGTTCGATAGGTTCGGATCTCTTTCGAGGTCATTTCGCTATATTCCGGTTGTTTTGGTTCCCATTCGCAAGTCATACCCAAGCTTCCTATTGTTATCGTAACGGTGTATCTTGAGCTTAATTTTCCTGTTCTAGTTACGGTTTTATCGGTTGTCATTCCTCGTGTCCCTCGGCTTTCGAGACGGCAGCCGTAAGCATTTTTACGGCGGAATCTGCGAACATATAATCGCCCCACTTATTTTTAAAACGGCATTCAAGAAAACGTTTTGCTGTTTCGATCAGTTCGTTGCGCTGTTCGCGGCATTCTTCTAACTCTTGTTCAAGCGTCATTATTTTCTCCTTCTAAAGAAATAGAGCAATCCTCTTGTATTAGTCCTATATAATCTCCAAACTTATCATACACCTTTACGATAAATTTTTTGTTATTACGTTGGTATACAACAACTTGATTATTTAGAATTAGTGCCCAGAATGGGTCTTCCGATAATACTTTATATGCGTCCGCTAAATTGTCGAATAATTTAATGGTCATTTTCTATCTTCCAAGATCTCCATAGCGTTCGCTTATCTTTCCTTCCGCTTTGAACGACGGGCCGTCTGACCACCAAGGAGACGGTCTACACGCATGTTCGACGATAATGTCCCTTGCTTCCTCGGCTCTATTGTCAGGCACTATAGTAACATATTCGTCGTGGACAAGCAAGCACGGATTTATCCCATGCTCGCGTTTCAGAGACAGCATCAAATCCGACAAACGAATCCTAGCCAGTGCTTGGCACAGAAACTCGGTGAGAGCCCCGCCCCAATAGCGGGTGTATCCCTTAGTTAATAAGGTTTGTGCGCCATCGGAACTTATGCCTTGTTGTCCATCTCCTTTATTCGTTCGTCTCCACATTTTTAATTCGGCATTGGACCACACAAGGTCGAATTTATGTTCAGTACCATTAGGCATTATAAGAGTAGAATCTTCTATAACTACGGGCAGAATAAAATGTGTATGACGAGTATCTTTATAATAATTGCTAGTCTCCATTAATTTTAATCTCTTGTCGCAATGCTCCCAAAACTCGACTACCTTATAATGATCGAACCTATATAACTCGATAGCTTTGTCCGTAATTTCTCTATGAAAATTATACCCAGCGCCCCTTGCTGTAAAAGCGCATTTGTCTTTTCCTTGGCCATAACCGCATCCCAAAACTATTTTTTTGCTAAAATCGCGCTCGATTTTTTGGTTTTTCGTAACCTCGTACCCAAACAATTTCGTACCGAACTCGCAATAAATATCTCTCCCCTCGTCCAGTGCTTCTAACTTATCTAGCTGTCCCGATAAGGCACACAAAATGCGGTACTCGATCTGGGAAAAATCGACCTTGACGATTTTATGGCCGAGCGGCGCCGTAAGGCCCGAGCGAAGAGTGGATTTCTTAGGAAGATTGGTCATATTCGAAAGATCGCCGCCGCCCCAGCGGCCGGTCACGGCGCGAAAATAGCCGAGGTAGACCGGCATGGAGCCGCGCCGGGCCATACCAGCCAGCCGGGCCGCGCGAGTCTCTTTGATCGTGCTTTTCACGCTGAGCCGGGCGCGCGCGATCTCGCCCGCCGCATCGTCTCGCGCGGAAAGCTCTTGCATATACATATCCGAAGCGGCAAGAGCCGGGATCGGCACGCGAATGCCGTTTTTTCGAGGGGGACCGAGTTTCATCTCGACCGTTTCCCCGGCTTCGCCGAGCAGGCGAACCATCGTGGCGCTCGATTGCAAATGTGCCTCAGTTATATCTAAATCGGATAGAAGCAGATCTTTTCTTTTTCGTTCTTCGCTAGCTTCTCTTTCGAATAACTCTACATCTCCTATAAATTTAGGTTCCGTAAACATTCTTACAGTCATATCTACGATACCATACTCTTCTTTCGGGAAATCTTTTTTCAGTATCTCGTAAAGCTGCATGGTAAGACGGCAATCGTTTAGGCAACCGTCGCACAATTCATTTTGAAGGTTTCGATCCATATCCTTCCAATGTTTTCCTATAAATTTATTGTATGGAGTTGTCTTTTCTCCTAAATTATATTTTGTACTTAACGCTTCTAAACTAGCTTTTTGCAGAGGGCCATTTACGGCTCTCGACATCGACATAGTACATATAATACCGCGAGGTTTTATCCCAAAAATATGATTAAGAATAAAACAATCGAACTGAGCATGATGACAAATGACAACCATATCTGCCCATAATTGGTTAGTAACCCACTCACGAATAGACACTCTACCACGAAGTACAAAACTATATTTGTTAGAAACAAAGACACCAAGACACAAAGTTTCAAACCTAGGGTCACGTATATACTCCTCCGCAGTCATCTTTTTTATCGTATATTCGCTATCGTAATAGCTCTCGAAAATCCAACACCAACTTGATCATTGGTGCACCTCCTTACTGGTAGGCCATCAGTACTTGCATTGTTTCCAGTCCTCTTGTTCATCGTCATAGTTAACTCCAAATCTTTTCGACCAAGCGGCTCTGAGAACTTTTAGTTCCGGGAATTGATAACCTCTTGTGTTTCTATCTATACTTCTACATTTTATAAATCCATATTTTTTTAAAAAAGAAGATAGTTCCATTTTAGTTACATTATATTTTCGTTTAGAAGTACATTCGTTAACTTTATCGGACAGCGTAGCATAATCTACTGTATAAGGCTCCTTATAGTTATTATGCGTTGCCGGTATAGCACCTTCTTCGATCATCTCGCTAAGCCATTGTTCGAGATCGTTCATAGACGATTGTTTTTGCGACGAGAGAGCAGGATTATTTAGTATCGTAGTCGGGTGCCAATCTCCTAAGTTGATACGTTGCAGATCGTACAACATCGCTTCTACGCCGCCGTTTTTTATTTCATGTATTAATGGAGTAAAATAAACTTTGATTTGTTCTTGTGTAGAATTTGCATTAGAATACTTATTGCATACATCGAATACTGCATATCTACGCGCATCGTAACTAGCTGGCACTACCCATTCTTTATTAGAAGCTAAAATAAGAGACATTCTATTATCAACTTCAAATGCTCCCCAAAATTTCGGCTCTATCATTATTTTTTTTTCAGTAATTCTACTGTTAAGGATACCTTTAGCTGCTTTATCGCCTGCATAATAAGCCTCGTCTACATATGCGAATAAACAATTTTGTAGGTGTCCATTAAACTGTCCTATAAAATGCCTTGGATCGGTTATATGTAAAGCATGAATACCAAATATCGTTACTAAACATTGCACAAATATACCTTTGCCTACACCTTCTTCACCTCTAAAAACAAGGGCTACTTTGGGTAACTTTTCCGGGTTTTGAATAACCCAAGAAGCGAATTTAAGAATATACCTGGCATTTTCTTTATCACCATTAGCTAGTATGTATTTTATATGACTTTTCATTAAGTTCCAATCGCCTTGCCGTGCCTCGACGCCGAATCCCGACCATAAATTAAGTTTGTCGCCCGGTAGAATTTCTCCACCTACAGGATCGAGGTCTACTGCATTATATTGTCTTCTCTCTTTTCTTCCAAACCATATTCTTGCAGCTTTAGCAGGTTGTAAAACGTTCTTCGCACCATTGATCCACACGGTTTCGTTTTCGTGCGCATCGAAGAAGTCTTGTTTCTTTTGCACCTTTAGAATTTTTTGCCTGCCAATCATGTCTAAATATCCTACTGCGCATTTTCCGCCATAATTCTGTATAACGAAGAATTTCTTATTATATTTCTCTATTACTTCATCGGTTTTTAATAGCTCGGGAGGTACATCGGGAGGTACATCGAACGCTCCCGTCCAACCATGGCGGCGTGCGCGGGCTACTAAACTCCCTACCGTGATTTTAGACCCCTTGTACGGTCTGCCGAAGCTGTTCCATGTGTCGTTCTGATCTTCGGCGTCGTATTTGTGCGAAATAGACGACCAATCGGACCACAGATCGAACGCCGTTTCCCCCCACCCCAATTCGTAAAGAGCCATGCCCGTTTCGAGCCATATCTGTCTGTCGTCGCGCTCGATCAAAGGGATCGCGTCGAGCGCCGCGCGAAATTTCGCTTCGGCTTCCGGCGAATGTGCCGTAGCGCCGTTTTGACTGCTCTCACGTTTATAATTTTTTAACTCCACGACATTATCGGGCATTATATGTTTGAACTTGTTGATATCGTAAGGTCCTCTATTAAAGAAATTATTCGATATGCCAACTTCTTTAACTTCATTATATTTATAATTATAAGTACCAGGGCAACGAAGAATACGAACGGGATCGGCTATTACGGCAGCATCCCCCGTTGGAATACCAAGATGTTTTAATGCTAGAGATTTTAAAGCGTCGGCTGTAGGTTCCCATTCTTCTTTCGAGAGAATTTGCGTTAATGGCCACCAACATTGTAACCCATGACCAGAAAATACAAGACCGGGGAAGGGGATTTTAATTTCGTTACAGAAACTTGACAATGCTTTAAGGGTTTCTTCTGAGGATGCCCAAGTTTTTTTAGCTCCCCAATCCAAATCCATCCTAAACGATTTAATATATCGAACATTATAAGAATTTCTACCATCTTCTACGGTATTAAATGTCGATGTTGCAAAATATGTATCGACATTTTGTGTGTGGCTCCACATTGTCTCCCATAATTCTTCTACGGAAGAACAATAACCTTCTCCCTTTACGTCTCTAGTTGTTCTTGTTAATTTCCATGTAGCGATAAAAATACCTTCGGAAGGCAATACGCGCTCTAAAAATTCAATAGCTTTCTCTTTTCGAGTTGGCATATTATTAGCCCCCCTAATATTAATTAGCATTATCTAAACGGGCTTTTTCGAAAGCCGCCTTTATTTCTTCAAGATAATTTTTGGATAATTCAGTTTCTTTTAGCGAGTTTTCATCCACTCGTATTTGAGCGGTAATTTGTGCCGAAGCTAAAAGACCTTTAATACGTAGTACAGTTCTATAATTCTTATTGTCCTCGGCAGGCAATGGCATATCTAATATTTTTTGCGCCATTGCTAATGCAGACATTGTATATTTAGCAAATTCTCGACGAAGATGAGAAGGGTCGGCCGGAATTATATCTTGTGCTGTTGGATAACTTGGAAACAAATCTATTATTTCGGCCAACTCTTCTAATTCGTTGTTAGAATCTGTCATGGTTCGACCCTAAAAATTCATGATTCTCGATCTATCACTATTCTAGCTTCTCGCCATACGATTAAATCGCTTTTATCGTAAAAAATCCTGCCATAAGGATAAAAATAATGTTTAGGTCCTACACCAGCACGTCGATATCTGGCCATAGTAATAGGGTGCACACCCAAAAAGCGAGCCGCTTCAGACTCGCTCATAAGGGTTTTTTTCTCGTTGTCTTCTATTTTCTCGTTGTCTTCTATTGTACTAAATTCGCTCATCATTGTCTTTCCTTTGTGAGCTATGATCGTTTTCCTCTAACCATCCATAAGTAACCATGAAACCCGCAACGAACGCACACAAATCTATTTTTGCTGTACGTTTCTAAAACTACTTCGTGTGCTTTAGAGATAACTGTGGCGGGAATTTCCATTAGCTCTCGATATAGCACGCTCGTTTCGAAAAGTCAAGAATAATTCGAAGTTGTCCACCGCAAAAAATGTGGTTTGACATTTTGCGTCACTTTCCTGTACCATCGGCGGGGAAAAGGCTCGGCGGGCAAGAGCGGTCCAGGTTTTGCCTTGCCTGAGACGGTACACGGTTTTGACGCTCACACCATGTTCGACGGCGTCCGGATTCTCCCATAGCCGTAATTTGCCGGCGCTCCGTTCCGGCCCCGGCACTCGTCATCGTTGCGCTTGTCGATCTTCGCCCAAAAGCGCGCAAGGAAACTGTCGGTGAAGATGAGTCCGGCAGGCATCGAACGCCTGAAACGGGAGGAAGGGTCCCGGTTGACAGCCTATCGGGATAGCGTCGGCGTGCTTACGGTAGGAGTAGGCCACACGTCAAGCGCCGGTCCTCCCAAAGTTGTCGCGGGTATGACGATCACCAAGGAACAAGAACACGAAATTTTAGAGCGCGACCTCGCCCATTTCGAAAAAGCTGTGAGCAACGCAGTAAAGGTGCCGATCTCTCAAGCCCAGTTCGACGCGTTAACGAGTTTGTGTTTCAATATCGGCGCCGGCGCCTTCAAAAAATCGACCGTCGTGAAACGCCTCAACAAAGGAGGTCATCTAAGCGCGGCGGAAGCAATGCTATTCTGGAACAAACCGCCCGAAATCATGAATCGGCGAAAACGCGAATACGCTCTTTTTAAATCCGGAATTGAAGAGGCTTAACGGCTAGGTGTGGACGCGATCAAGACTCTCGAAACTCTCCCGTCGAGCGGCCCCGTGTCGCTCGTCGCGCTTTTGCTCGCGGTAGGCTTTCTCGTTTTGCTGGCGTATCAGGCGTTTCGCCAAGGAACCTCGTTTCGAGTTCCTACTAGCGATTTCTTAGCGTTTTTCGTTGTGGCTGCATTTGCAGGAACAATAGCTTATATGTTCGTAGGCAATAAACCCAATGAAGGCGTCGATATTATGATAGGTGCTCTAATCGCAGCATTTTCTGCTATTGTTGCCGTGTATTTTAAGAATAAAGGAGAAGGATAATTATGGCTATTGACATCGAACGGAAATATGTCAATAACTGAACGCTCGTGCGCGCTTCGCGCCGATTCCCCCTGACGAAGGAGCAATTTATGGCAGGCCGTCCGGTCGTTATTGTAGGCGAAATGTACGATCCGAGCCTAAGCATCGGCGGCGGCCCGGTCTATCCGCCCGGCGGGAGCGGCGGCGAGCACCCCGCGCACCCGATTGCCCCCGGCGGTCCGCCGCCCGGCGTTTGGGTGCCGACTTTCCCGACAAATCCGATCGTGATCCCGCCCGGCTTTATCGATGGCGTCCACCCCGCACACCCGATCGTGATCCCGCCGCCGCCAACACCGGGGCACCCTGCGCATCCCATCGTTATACCGCCGGAAATCTGGCCCCCGGACGCGAGGCCCGAGCATCCGATCGTGATCCCGCCGCCGCCGACCGTGTACCCGCCGCTCCCGACGCATCCGATCGTGATCCCCGACCCGCCGGCACCGCCGCAAGTGCTCGAAAACTGGAATGTGGTGTGCTACTGGACGGAAGAAGGCGGCTGGGCAATGGCCGTTGTTCCAAGCGAAAGCCACCCCGGCGTGCCGACACCCGCGCACCCCTAAGCGAGCGCGCTCCAAGCCTAGCTATGCTAAGATTTGCGCCGATTTTCCGGAACTCGGCTTCCCGCCTCTTTCGCAAGCTTTGTCGATCGTTCGCGACCCTATGCTCGACCGCGTCAAATGCTTTTTGCTTTCCGAGTGTCCGAATCAGCCGGTGTGCGATCCTTATCGTGCCGTTTTGAGCGTATTCGCTTCCGCGGAACTTTCGTTTCCGGTACACTACGCGGGTCATGGTGCCGGAGTCCGAGCCGCCGGTAGGTAACCGACACAAGCACGCAAGCAGCTCTCTTAACTATTTTCATCGGTAACTTGAACCTTGATCCCGTACTTTTTCGCATCATCGGCATTGAGCCATTGTATGGATTGCGGGCTAGGCGTAGTCATATAGACGATTGCGGACCATCGAAACCCGAGGTCTTCGAGATAAGCCCCAAGGACGGCGTTGCCTTCGCTCGATACTGCGCCGTCGCCGTGCGAAACGGCATGGAATCCCACATAGCTGTTTTTCGACAAGGCTCGCGGGTGCCCTGCGAGCCAGGCATAAGCGCAAGAGCTGCTGCACTCGTCGCCGGAAAGGACGCCAGTTGCGAAGTTGCGATCTCGAATGGTGTCGCCGATCAGGAGTCCCGCGCGCAGCGAACCGCCAGGCGACGAGAAAAAAACCATTCCCCAGCCCGGCGCAATCGTTTCGGCAATTTTCTTGAAGGTTTCATCGTCGCCTGCCTCCAAAGTTCCGGAGACGAAAATGCGGTCGTCGGTAGTCTTGGTGCCCGGCTTCATATCGAACGTCGCCGCGTGCGCCGTCGATGCGGCCAACATGGCGGCAAGGACGGGAAAATACTTTTTGGTCATTTTACAAATATCCTTTAATAGTCTCCTTGCAATGAAGCCTTTGCGCTTCGCGACGGGGCACGAATGCCCCGCTCCGAAACTCAACTTAGGGCAACCATAACCGCAACTACAGTATAGAAGATGATAATATACGCTGCAATCGCTATAACTGGTTTTTTCACTTCCTTCCACCCTACATTCTTAGGCATACCGTCTTCGCCCATAGGCGGCATAATCATCGGTATTATCACTTTATTTCTCCTCGTTAGAAACCCGTTAATGGGTTTCGTGACGGAGCGCGAACGCTCCGCTTCGAAACTCAATCCATATGAGTATAAAGTAGCAAAGTTCCCGCCGGGAAAGGCGCTTCGTTCGATTCGCAGAACCATCGACACACTGCTAGCGACGAGTCGTTATCCGTTGTTCCTACCGTATCGTGCGTGCCTTTACCTATTACCTCGCGAACGAAGGCAAAGGGGATATTGCGTTCGCGTGCGGCTTTTGCCGCTTCGAATTTATTGCCTTTCACGACAAGAGATATTGCCATTAGAGTACCTCTAAGCCGTCTAGGATCATTCCCGCTATGAGATTGTCCGCATAGCGATGCTCGATCACTATCGCGCCCCCCCAATATATAACTGACCTTGGCGTATTCTCGTCTAACCAAACTCTCGCCTCTTGCGACAAGGGGGAGATTAACACGACCGAGCCATGATCGGATATCCGTGCGTCAGGCTCGATTGTATCTGTTGCGTACGTCATTGCATGTTTCCTCTGTTGCGAAGTCCATTATGAACTTCGTGACGGGGCATTAAGCCCCGCTTCGAAACTCATTATATATGTCTGTGTTCGTTTGCGTCTAATTACCCGTTAAAGCGAACCAACCCAATAGTGAAATTCATCGTAAATTCGGATAACGTATCGCCTACTATCTTCACCTGTTTCGACCACAACATATTGCCAATCGTGATCATCGGCATTGTTTTTGGAAGCTATTGCTTCAGCCGTCGCTTTATCCGTGAAGATCGTTTCAGGTTGCCTGTTGTTCATTTTAGTCCCTCGATTTCGCGAATTCGTTGCAAGTGTTACTACATATGTTGTCATCTCATACTCTTTCGAACGAACGAAGAATAGCGTTATCGTCTTCTTCTAACTCGTTTCGTCTCATTAACGTTGCGCTGAACACGTTAGGATCTTTTACCGCTGTATCGAAATGGAAATTTGCCCTTTCGACTGCGATAAATTCTTCTCTCGTCTCCTGCCCGTTTTTGTCTACGGTTAGCTCATAGTAATATATGCCTACTCCCGCTTGCGCATCGATCATTGCATCGGTAACGCCAGGGGGCAAGTTAGATAGCGATTTCATTTCAGTCTCCTATTAGAAGCTAGTTATGAACTTCCTGACGTGCGCCTTTCGACGCACGCTAGAAACTCATTTTACGCAACCCATTATAACAAGCTCTTCCGCGCCGTACACGGTCTTATGGCCGCAACTCTCGCATAGATAGCGCCTTGCATCGGGTTCGCAACCATCTTGCTCATGGCCGCAAGCGCGACAAAAACCGGTAGAATTATCATGCAGCATTACCCTTTCCAACGTTTCGAGAGCAAACTTTTTGCCCTTGATCTTACCCGCGAGTTTGTGATTGCTAGGAAAATACTCTATTGCCATTTCATATTGCCTCTTGTTCGAAGTTTCTTGTTCGAAGTCCGTTATGAACTTCGCGATACGGCGCGCGAACGCCGTATGCCGAAACTCATTTACCGCGGCTCAATACCCCTTATTGCGCGGGCCTTCGAAATAGACAAGCCACTCTTGGTTATCCTCGTTATCCTCTTGCATCAAGTCGAGAAATTGGCGTGCCTTTTTCTCGTTGACGAAGGCGGCAATAAGCGTTCCATCGGCCAACACCCGCCAAGACAGATGTTTTCCTAGCGACGTGCGTAGCACGATAGGTTGCATCTTTGTTAACATGTTATCTCCATTACAGCGTTAGGAATATTGAACTATTTTCAGCAAGCAAAGTCAAAGATTGCAAAGTGCAATTTTGACTGCTTCGCATAATATCGCACGATTGATAGCGATAGTCAAGAGAAGATTTGAAAAGATCGATCACAAAAGCGTGAACATGGTTTAAGTGTATGAAATCGTTTGATTGATAGCGATATCACATAAAAGTGAATGAAAGTTATATATATAGTCTATAGATTCTATAAATTTTACAGATTTTATAGAGGTTAACCCAAAGTAAGGGCCAGACAACTCGGAGCAAACGGCTTGTCCAGTGTAGTTCGTTGATACTAGACGAATTGCGAGCATTTTTCGACGGGGACAACATCTTTTAAACCTATTATATTTTGGACATTTTTAGCCGTAACAAGCCGTAACACCCCCCTTTTTTCTCGTATATGTATCCCCTTTTATGTTGTCCTAGTTGTCCTAGTTGTCCAAGTATAATAAAATCAATACCTTCCCTCGGACAACTTAGGGGACAACCCCGGACAACTATATAAGCGAAAGATCGTGATAGTAAGTAAATGTCGGTAACTGCTAAAGTAAGTAATTGTCGGTAAAAGCATTTCTTAGTGGCAGATTTGTCACACTGAATCTGGAACTATTCTAAATTGGGCGAAAAAATAAGTAAGCGATAGATCGTGATACTTAGCGATTGATAGTGATACTTAGCGATTGATCGTGATACTTAGCGATAGTTATAGATAGATAGTGATCGCTACTAATAGTAATCGATGATAGTGATATGATGTGATTGATCGTGATAGTAACCATACACTACTAATAGTAATCAATATCGATGAAATCAGCGGGCTAAACGTGTTAGCGATAGATAGCGATAGATAGCGATAGTTACAGATAGATAGTGATCGATATAGGGGGGGTAGTGGGTAAAGTCTATAGACCTACCGGAGAACTCCGAAATCGATCCGGCGGCCGGGGGGGCAACGGTCTTTTTTTGCCCCCTTCCCAATACTCGTTGACTTTTTTAGAATCGTCGAGCTTGACACCAAAACCGGATTCCGACGAGGAGGGCGCGGAACTTTCGTTTCCGTATTGTCCGGTTCGGTCCGACCTGTATGCGTATTTAAGTTAACAGAGTTAACAGAGTTAACAGAATATAATAGAATCAATCACTTCGGACTGTTGACCCTTCTGTTAACTCTGTTAACCTCCTCGAACGACTTGAGCTGTAGCCGGACAAAATCAACCACTACTTTTTTAGAATCGTCGAGCTTGACTTTTTCCGGTTTCCATGGTCGAGCTTGAGTCTTCTTTCTTCGGCTTGACTTTTTCCGGTTTCCATGGCTTGCTGCTCCAACGGATCGGCGTGCGGAGGCGCGTGCATGCCTCCTCGTCGGAATCCGGTTTTGGTGGATGTGAGAGGAGGCCGACGCGGCTGCGATCCCCGGCGTCGGTCTCTTTCCCCTGCCGCTCCTTCCTCGAATGCGAATTAATATGGGATATGCGACGAACGGGATGCTAAGGAGATGCAGATGATAGACCCTAATTCTCCCTATATTTCTCCTCCCCATATCGATCCCGATTCTTCTAATCCTGCTAGTCTCTTCCCTCGTAACCCTTCTCTCTCCATACAAAGCGAAAATGTAGAGATACGAGATGCTGTAATTGCGTTATTAAAACCCATAGAAAGAATTGCTAGCGGTACCGAGCAAATAGGGAAGATGTTGGATAACATAACTCTGCTGTTAGAACACTATTTAGAATGACCGGCCCCGCTCCTACTATCGACCGTATCGTCCTCGCCCATATGGTGCTGTCGAACCCGGTAGAGGCGCACGAGGTAGTGTTCTCCCATCGCCACTCGTCTAAGTCCAGCGAAGCGCATAAGGAGCTGATACGCCTCTATCATAGCGATCTTCCTTACGTTATCGGCATGTGCCATCGCGGGTTTGCTAAGTCTACTCTGCTCGAAGAGACGGCGGCGATCAAGGCGGCTACCGGTCAAGTCAACCATGTTCTCATCATAGGAGATACCGAGCCGAGGGCTCTGGAGCGTCTTGCCTCCATTCGTCAGGAGTTCGAAGACAACAAGTATCTGAACTATCTATGCGGGGACTTGCAAGGAGAGAGTTGGGGCGGAAGGCGTCTTGTCTTGGCGAACGGCACTACATTTTCTGCTCTCGGCCAAGGGCAATCTCTTCGAGGGATCAAGTCCGGCTCCCGGCGTCCCGATTTCTGTATCATCGACGACCTGGAGAACGAGGAGTCGGTCGAGACGAAGGAGGCCCGCAGAAAGGTTTGGAACTGGTTCTGGAAGGTTTTGAAGCCTGCATTGCATATCAAGGACTTCAAGATCAGGGTCGCGGCGACGCCTCTTCACCCGGAGTCTTGCGCGGTGCGTCTGAGCCGAATGAAGGAGTTCAGGGCGCTCTTCGTTCCGGTCGAGTTTATTGATTATTTCGGGGACCGCCAATCGTCCTGGCCCGATTTGTTTACTCTCGACATTATCGACGAGCTACGGCGGACTTATATAAATGCCGGTCAACTCGATAAGTTCATGTCGGAGTATATGGTCGAGGCGGTAGACCCCGGCACCAGAATATTTTCCAAGGATATGTTCAAATACGACCCCGAGCTTGTACGCACTTGGCACCCAGTCTACGCCGTACTCGACCCTGCCCGTACTATCAAGTCTTCGAGTTCTACCACTGGCATTGCCGTGGCGAGTTGGGTCGGTCGCAAACTTGTTATTTGGGAGGCTAAAGGACCACGGATACTTCCAT